CTCGCAAGCGCACCGAGCCCCCATCCACTCCGCCCCCAGAACCCACCGAGACCCCGGACTACAACGAAGAACGCGCCTGGCACGAACGCGAAAAACGCCTGATTGCCGAGCTGGAGCGCCGCCAGAAAGCCGGCGAGCTGGTTTACAAGGCCGACGTTGAGCAGGCGCAGATGGCCATCGCCCTGACCTTGAAGAATCAGCTGGAGGCGCTGCCGAAACAGATCAAGCAGCAGCTGCCGCACCTTTCCATCGGCGATGAGGAGATGATCGAACGACTGGTGGCCAAGGTGCTCACCGCCGTGGCGGATTGGCGGATGGATCAGGAGGAAGAGGAATGATCACCCGAGACGTACCAGCACTGGCGGCAGGGATTGCTGAGTGTTTCCGCCCTCGGCCGCTGCTCAGCGGCGTGGAGTATGCCGACACCTACGGCCACGTGACAGGCAACGCGGCGAGCAAGGGCCCATGGATCACCCGGCCTTACCAGTCGTATTGGTTCTATGCCTTCGCCTCACGGCGGGTGCCGATTTTCGTGTGCATGAAGTCCGCCCGTGTCGGCTGGTCGGAGTCGGTGAAAATCGGCGCGGTGCAGTACTACGCCCACTGGAAGCCATCGAAGGTGATGGTGGTGCAGCCGATCGAAAAGGACGCGGAGGAGTACAGCAAGGAAGACATCAGCGACCTGTTCGCTGATACGCCCTGCCTGGATGGCCTGCTGTCGGAGTCGAAGTCCCGCGGCACAGCGACCAACACCATCCTGCTGAAGAAGCTCACGAATGGTGCGCTGATCGACATCGTAAATGCCAAGAGCGGCAAGTCGTTCCGGCGCAAGGAACGGCCGGTGGTGATCTTCGAGGAACCGTCTGCCTATGACCGGATCAACGAGGGCTGCCAGATCAAGCTGGGTATTCGACGTACTGAGACCTCCTGGAACCCAAAGGTGATCATCGGCGGCACGCCGATCTTCCCGAACGACAAGACCCATCAGTGGTTCCTGCGTGGCGATCAGCAGTACCGCTACCTGCCATGTCCGCACTGCAGCCACTACCAGCCGCTGCGGTGGGAGGCGATGGCCAAGGAAGGGCCGGATGCTGGCACCTTCGAGTGCGAGAACTGCAAGGAGCCAATCCGCTACACCTCGCTGCGCGAGATGGATGCACACGGCGGATGGGCCTGCCCGATGGGGCTGGATCGCTCACAGCAAGCGCTGACGGCCGAGGGTGAGCCGGCAGTTGAGAGCCAGTACATCTGGGCGGCATACAGCTACCACGCCGGCGCGGTGTGGTCGAAGTTGATCAGCGAGTACCAGGAAGCGTTGGAGGCAATGCGCCGGGGAGATACCGACCCGATGCAGACCTACCACAACACCGTGCTGGGGATTCCGTGGGAAGACAGCATCGCCGGCAAGCTGACATGCGACGGGCTGGCGGAGCGGCGGAAGAATATTGAGGGCGGCAACGGCTATCCGGCCGGCACTGTGCCCAATGGCGTGCTGCTGATTACCGCAGGGGTGGACGTGCAGGGCGGCGGCGGCTCAGTGGGCGAGCGGGTGGTGGTGACGGTGTGGGGATGGGGCCGCGGCGAGGAGGGCTGGCACCTGGGCCACTGGGAGATCGACGGCGACCCGCAGCAGAAGGAGACCTTGGAGCAGCTGGAGCGGATCGCGGCAACGAAGTGGCGCCGGGAGGATGAAGCTGAAGTGCCGCTGGCGATGGGTGCGATTGACGAGGGCGGCCATTCAACACAGGAGATCAGGGACTGGTGCCGGAAACAGGGGGGATTGTGGGTGCCGGTGCGTGGTGATGGTGCCAAGGGCAAGCCGCTGGTGGGCCGCGGCTCGCCGGTGGACATCAACAGGAAGAATCAGGCGGTGCAGAAAAAGGGCCTACTGCTGTACCGGGTGGGCTATGAAATCAGCGTGTCGCACCTGCAGGGCCGGCTTAGGAATGAGATCCCAGGGCCCGGGTATCTGCACCTCGGCGAAGCGTCTACGGATCAGTTTCTGGCGGAGCTGTTTCCGTGGAAGCGGATGCCGAAGAAGGGCAGCCACGGCCGCGAATATCACTGGGACTGCCCGACCGGAATGCGGGATGAGGCGGGCGACTGCACGCGCTACGCCTACGCTGCTTTGCAGTTGGTGAGCCGCCGCTATAACCGCGCCACAATGTGGGACCAGTTGGAGGCGCAGCTGGCGGCGTCCGTAGGCTCTAAGCAGGAAACGGCGCGGCCAGTGGTGCGCCGCCGGAACTTCAGCCTGAGGTATTGACGATCGCATGAACCCAGCCGATCTCTACACAGGCGACCGGGTGAAATGGCTGGAGACCAGCGCACCGGCTGAGGCCACTGCTCTCAAGGTCTGGCTACGCAGCACCACCGCAGGTGCCGGCCTTGAGCTCAATGGCACGGCTGCCGATGGCGGGTGGGAGGTGGTGATCAGCCAGCAGTCCACCGCAACCATGACCGCTGGCGCCTGGCAGCTGCAGGTGGTCGCCACCGTCGACGGTGCTCCGCTGACGGTGCGCCGGGGCGGCCTGACAGTGCGCCGCGGGCTGGCGTTCACTGGTACGCCTGGAACGTTTGATGACCGGAGCCAGGCTGAGCGGGACTTGGCAGATGTGGAGGCCGCAATCCGCGCCCTCGCCACCGGCGCGCAAGAGTATCAGATCGGTTCCCTGGGCAACGGCGGCCGGAAGGTGGTGAGGGCCGATTTGGTGGAGCTGATCAACCTCAGGGACCGACTCGCCGCGCAGGTGGCCCAAGATAAGCGAGCCCAGGCGCTGGCCAGTGGCACGGCCACCAGCCGCAAAATCCGCGTCGCCTTCCGATGAGCATGTTAAGCCGCGCTCGGCGATTGATGAACCGGATCTGGCAAACCGGCCCGGGCCCTCGCGCCAGGCGGCTGCGGGCGCACGGGCTATCCCAGCACCTGGGCGGCAGGTTGCTGGGCGACATGCCAGCGGTCTACCTCGATCCCCAGGCGATGCTGCGCGGCGGGCTGAAGGAGATCCGGGCAAAGTCTCGTTACCAGGCGCTGCTGAACCCGTACGCCAGGCGGGCCATTCGGAGCCTGCAGATCAACATCGTTGGCGCCCGCGGCGTGCAGATGCGCGGGCAGATCCCTTTGGGCGGCCGAAGCAACCCTGCTGCCGGCAGGGCTCGCGCAGAGTCTGCCCAGCAGATTGCGGCGCTGCTCGCCCGTGGCCGCACCGGCGGCGAACTCGACGCGGCGCTCGACCGGCTGATCCTGGCGCAGACCGCAATCGAGCGGGACGAAGAACGAAACCAGATCCTGGAGGCGAAGTGGCGGCAGTTCTGCAAACCTGACAACTTCGACCTGTCCGGGCGCTACTCGTTCCACCAGTACGAGCTGATGATCGCCGGTGCCTTCGGCTCCCATGGCGGAGCGATGGTGCGGATCATCCGCGAATCGGCCACAGGCAACCCGAACGCTGAGCAGCTGTGCTTCGAGCTGCTGAGCACTGACCAGCTGGATGAGGACTACAGCGGAGGGTCCGACCGGCCTGGCCACTTCTGGCGGATGGGCGTTGAAACCAACGACCGCCGGGGAGGCCGGGTGACGCGCTATGCGGTGCTGCGCCGGCATCCTGGAAACATGGATCCGGGCGATCCGCGAAGCATGGAGCCGAAGCACATCTTCGTGGATGCGCGGGACCTGCTCCACATCTTCATCCCGGAGGAAATCGGCCAGCTGCGTGAGATCCCCCACCTGGCGCCGGTACTGACCACGATCCACAACCTGAACGAATACGAGAAAAGCCACTGGACCCGCAAGAGAATTGCGAACAACATCCTGGGATTCATCGAGAAGAAGCAGCCCGATGATGCGCCCCCCAACTCATCCCTGGTTGACGAAAAATCCCAGGCAACCGGCGAGGTGCTGTCGAACTCATCGCCTGGCGAGTGGATTGAGCTGTTCCCCGATGAGCACCCCGTACCACCCCAGCTGGGCCCGGACGACAACCAGTACGAGACGGTGCTCAAGACCATGCTGCGCCGGTTCTCGACGGGATTCACCGCCAGCTACTCAGCGATCAGCGGTGATCACTCCGACGCCAACTACAGCTCGATGAGGGAAGAGAAGCTGGAGATCCGCGACTGGTACAGGGTTGTGCAGTCGATCTTCATCCAGCAGTTCCATCAGCGAGTGTTCGAGGAATGGGTTGACGCTGCCACGTTGGCGGGCGTGCTGCCGGTGGAGCTGTTCGCCAACTACTGGAACGAGCCGGAGCTCTACACGGCGCCGCGGTGGCAGGCCAGAACCTGGAGCTGGGTGGACCCGGCCAAGGAAATGAAGGCCTACAAGGATGCCCAAGAGATGGGCCTGCAGAGCACCTCCGATCAGATGGCAGAGCTCTACGGCACCGACTTGGAGCACACCTGGGCCCAGATCGCGTACGAGGTCGCATTGCGCCGGAGACTGGGGTTGTCGCAGCCCGCGGCGCCACAGTCGGCCCTGGCACCACAACCAGAGGCCACCCCTGAGGGTCCATAGCCTGAGGCTAGAAACTGCTCAGGTTGTATGTCTGGCGTGACGATCAAGGCTGCGGCTGAGGGCGCACCCCTGGAGCTGGCCCTGATCGGGGAGGTCGGCTGGGAAATCAACGCCTCGGTGCTGCAACGGGCACTGGTGGGGAGAACCGAGGATCTGACGATCAACCTGTTCAGCTATGGCGGCGATGCAATCGAAGGCCTGGCCATCTATTCGATGCTGGCGAGGTATCCCGGCAAGAAGCGGATGGTTATAGATGGCGTGGCCGCATCGGCCGCGTCGGTGATTGCGATGGCGGGCGACGAGATCGTGATGCCCGAGTCGTCGTTCCTGATGATCCACGAAGCGTGGGGCCTTGCAATAGGTGGCTCTGTTGATCTGCGCCAGCAGGCTGATCTGATCGACCGCATCAGCACCGCCTACCGCCAGGCCTACTCCGCCAGGTCTGGAATGAGCGATGAGGACGTGGCGTCGCTGATGGCCGCCGAGTCATGGCTGACTGCCGCGGAAGCCGTGGAGTTCGGGTTTGCCACCGAGGCAGCGCCAGCCCGCGAGATCCGCAGCGCTGCCGTTCCCCGTGGACGGTTCGCCAAGGTGCCGCAGGCTCTGGCCGAGCTGGTGGAGTTCGTGGAACCCAGCCGCCCGAAAGCCCAGGCCGCCACCGTGCCAGTCAAACCCGCTCCTGCTCCCGAGCCCGAACAGCCTGAGCCCGTCGCTGCTGCGACCGAAGGGAGTGGGGAACCGGAAGTGCTCCATAGCCTGAGCTCAGGTACGCAAACTGCACCTGTCCCCATGACCATTCAAAACACCGAAGCGGCGGACCGGGAGGCAGCCGCTATTCAAGCGGAGCGCGACCGGGCCCGCACCATCCGCAACATGTGCGAGCAGTCCGGCGCTGGCCACGAAAAGGCCGAGGAGTACATCAACTCCGGCGCCGAAATCGGCAAGGTCCGCGAGGAGCTGTTCGCCCTTGTCACCGGCAAGGAGAAGCGCAGCATCTCCAGCCGCCTGCAGGATTCGGGTGATGGCCTGCTCGGGATGAGCGATCAGGAGATCAAGAGCTACAACATCCTGAACGCTATCCGCCACTTCTCCGACCCGACCGATGTGCGCCTCCGCGAGGCCGCCGGCCTGGAACTGGAGGCCTCTGCCGCTGCGGTGAAACAGTCGGGTCGCGAGCTGCAGGGCTCGTTCCGCATCCCCGCTGATGTGATGGTCGCGCAAATCCCCGGCATGGGCGCCGGTCGCAAGGGCATCCGGGCCGATCAGACCGCTGGCGGGTTCACCACCGGTGGCGCTCTGATCGATACCGATCTGCTGGTCGGTTCGATGATCGAGCTGATCTACAACCGCCTGAGCATCACCGCTGCTGGCGCCACCGTGCTGAGCGGCCTGGTGGGCGACATCGACATCCCGAAGGAAACCAGTGGCCCCACCCATTACTGGGTTGGCGAAGGTCAAGCTCCTGATGCCTCCGAGATCCTGGCTGGCCAGGTCAGCCTGACGCCCAAGACCGTGGGCGCCAAGACCGTGCTGACTCGCCGGTTCATCGGCCAGACCGCCTTCTCTGCTGAGGCGTGGGTGCGCAGCCACCTGAGCCGCAAGGTTGCCATTGGTATCGACAAGGACTTCCTGTACTCCCAAGGCGGATCCAAGCGCCCCCTGGGCCTGCGGTACACCGATGGCGTGCGGACTGAAACCCTGGCCAGCGGTCAGGCCAAGACCATCAACAGCGTGAGCTACAACTTCGGCACCTTCCTCAACCTGGTTGAGATGGAGACGAAGGTGAGCCTGGCCAATCTGGATGTGCCCAGCATGGCCTACATGATGAACGCTCACGCCAGGGGCGTCTACAAGACCACGCTGGAGAACGCCCAGAGCGACTTCTACATCCTGCGGAACAACGAGATCAACGGCTACCCGGCCCTGATGTCGAACCAACTGGAAGTGAACAACGTTCTGTTCGGCGACTTCTCGCAAGTTCTGCTGGCGTTCTGGAGTGGCCAGGACATCGGCGTGAACCCCTACAAGTACCAGGATTCGGGCAGCGTTGAGATCAGCATCCTGCAGGATTGCGATTTCGGTGTTCGCTATCCCGAGGCCTTTGTGTGGGGTATCTAAGGATGCAAGTCGAGATGCTCGAATCAATGGTGATCAATCGCCAGGATCGAGAGATCGGCGAAGTGGTCACTGTTGACAACGACCTGGGCCTTCACATGATCCGCAGTGGCTGGGCGGCTGAGCACATTGCTCCCGCTCCAGCTGCTGAAGCCGAAGGCGAATCGCCCCGCCGTGGCGGAAAACGGCGCACCACCTACCACAACCCCGAGCTCAGCACGATCACCCAGCCCCCCACGGAGGACTCCTGACCATGGCTATCAGACAACGCAACCTGGAGGCGCTGCACAGCGTCACCATCCTGGCCCCGACCACAGTGTCGGCCGCCAATGACACCACCGCCATCGACTGCTCTGCGTTCGACGGCGACGTGTGTCTGATCCTCACCGCCCCGGCCAGTGCGTCCGGTAGCGCCATGAAGGTCAAAGTGCAGGCCGGCAGCGCAGCCGACGGCAGCGACGCCGTGGATGTGACCGGCGGGGCTTTCCCTGACCTGGCCACTGTCGCTTATCACCAGCGGCTGGCACTGTCCAAGGATGATCTCCCGGCCTATTTGCGACTGCGGTTCTTTGATGAAACCGGCACCTACAGCGCTGCTGTGAGCTGTGTGGCGGTTGGAATCAAGAAATATCGCCCCTGACCATGCTCCAGGAAATCCCCGATGATTTCCTGTTGGCTGACTTCGGCTCCAGCGTCACTGCTGGGGCCGTTGTTGGTTTGGGGATTATGGACCGCGCCAGTCAGATCGTGATGAACGATCAGGTGGTGACGGTGGACTATGCGCTGACCGTCAGGACCGATCAATTCGGCGCCCTGCAGTATGGCGACCAGGTGCAGCATGAGGGGCAGTCGTATCGACTGCAGCATGAACCGCTGAAGCTGGCCGATGGTCGCTTCTGCGTGATGGTGTTGGAGCTGCTGAGCCCGCAGCCGACGCCGATTCAGACATTGAGTCAGCAGCCGATCGTTACTCTGTAAGCATGACCCAGCCCACGACGATTTCAGGCCTGCCCGACGCGACGGGGCCGCTTACAGGCGCTGAGCGGGTACCGATTGATGATGTAGCAGCGGGTGTCACCAAGGATTGCAGCACGCTGCAGATTGCGCAGACGCTGCCTGATGCGACAACTAGCAATCGCGGGGCGATGACGGCTGCGCAGGCGCTGAAGCTGGCGGGGATTGCCGCGGGTGCCACCGCCAACGCCACTGATGCACAGCTGCGCGACCGAGCAACGCATACCGGTGAGCAGGCCATTAGCACGATCACGGGCCTTGCGACTGCGTTGTCGGGCAAGGAGAATGTCGGCGTTGCTGCTGCTGCTGTAGCGCAACTGGTGACGCAACTGCGCAACAGCAGGAAGATTTACGTTTCGCTGGAGGGCAGCGACCTCAACAACGGCACCAGTGAAGCTGAGCCACTGCGCACGCTGCGTGCTGCGTCATTGGCTGCGCTGCCGGGTGATGTGGTGTTCGTTGCACCGGGCACGTATGTGGAGTCGATTCTGCCGATTCGTTGGAAGTATGACGTAACGATTTTCGGCTCAGGGTTGCGCAGCACGATTGTGCAGGGTGCAGCCGGGCAGGAGTTTAACGATATTTTCAAGGTTGATTCTGGTTTCTGGTGCTGGGGCGTGTCATTTGCCGGGCACCAGGCAGATGAAACGCGGCAGGCATGGGCGATTGATTTTGATGAGTTGGCGGACAATACTGCGCGTGGTGCTGTCGGACTTGGCGCGTTCATTCTGAAGTCACCTTACATCCAGAATTGCACCAGTATCACGGCTGAGGATGATGCTGGTCTAGCTGGTTCACAGAGCACGGGGAACACAGGCGGCGGCATCCGTGTGGATGGTGGCAAGTGTGCGTTGAACAGTCCCATCAGGTCGATGGTGGTGGACAGTTATACGCAGGTGAATCTGGGCGGCCCTGGCTGCCTGGTGGTGAATGATGGTTATGCGCAGTTGGTGAGCTTCTTCGGGACGTTCTGCACGTATCACGTTCGGACCGAGAGTGGCGGTCAGGTCAATTTGAGTGGTGGCGGCACTACTGACTTTGGCGTGTATGGCCTGATGGCAGATGGCTACAGCAGCAGGCCTCTGTTCACCGGTGAGTCTCGGGTGGCGGCCTATGGGGCCGTGAGAGCAGAGAAGGCCGTCACGATTGACGTGGCGACCAATGTATTCGGCTGCGTCGCGCACGGGCTGTCAGCGGGCGATCAGGTGGTGTTCAGTGCCACGCAAGGCACGCTGCCTACGGGTCTGACGGCCAACACGATTTACTTTGTGATCAGCAGCGGCCTAACGGCTGATGCGTTCCAGGTGAGCACCACGTCGGGTGGTGGTGCTTTGGATGTGACGGGCACTGCCAGCGGCACCTATGAGTTTGTGCGGCAGGGCGCTACGCAGCTCGATGTGATCGGCTTCGGTGCCAACCGCTTGGGGCGTCAGATCAAGTATCCGAGCGCCGGCAGTCTGGGCAGCGCGGGCAATGCGGTGCAGGTAACAGCACGGGGCGGCAGCACGCCTGGCAGCACGTTCACGGTGACGCTGGCCACCAGCACCATCGGCCATGAGTACGTGGGCGGCGGCACGGTGACGGTGGGCGGGACTGGTTACCCGATCACCAGTGCGGTGTATACGAAGTCCACGGGTGTAACGGTGTTGACGGCGACGGGGTATGCACCAACGATCGGCGCAAGCGTGACGCTGGCGGGGCTTTCGTTTATCTGTGATTCATCGTCACGCCCGAATGCTGGGCAGTTGATGTTCCCGCAGTTGGTGTTCCCGCGAAATGCTACGACGGAGCTGGCTGAGGCTAAGACGTTTGCTTATACCAGGGTCAGCAATTATGTGCTGACTTATACCGAAGCAGCGGCAGCATCTGGCCCTGATCACGAATACGTGAGCGGTGGCACGGCGACGATCGGCGGCACTGATTACGGCGTGGCTGGCGCGGTCTACAACAAGACCACGGGCGTGGTGACGCTGACGGTGAAGACGATCCTGCCTGCCGGCAATGGCAACGTGACGGTGAATGGGCTGCGATTCATCTGCCCAACGAGCGCCTACATCGTCACCAGCAGCGTGCCGATCAATGCCAGCGGCGTTGCGGTGGCGAACACTGATCCGACCAGGGCGGGTTATCGGGTGGTGTTCTACTCGGGGTTGAATGGTGGGTTGAAGGATGCGGTGACAGCGGGCCAGGTGCTGGACTTCCGCAACCGGTCGCAGATTAGCGCACCTTCACATACGTTCGAGTTTGTGGGTGCGGGCACAAATTATGACGCACTGCCGTGGAATGGTGGTGTACCAGTACCGGCTAATGCGATTGTTGAGACGAACAATGGCAAGGTGTATAGCAGCAACACCAACGAGAAGGGCGACTTCAAGGTTGGCAGCCAGTTCGAGGTAGACGGCACCACCGGCAGCGTCACGATCAACACGGATCAGTTCAACCTGAGCGGTCTGAACTTCATCGGGCCATTTTCGCGGAACGGCGGGATCAGCACCGTTGGCGAGCAGCTCAGGGAGATCAGCAACAACACCTCACTGATCGCCTCAACCGGCGCCCCTGACGGGAACACTGCACCGACGCAGTTTGCGGTGAAGACCTATGCCGATAACAAGTTCCTGCAGAACGTAACGGTGACAGCGGGCCTGCCGCTGACGATCACCGACACCAGCACGCAGGACGGGCAGGGGTACTGGACGCGGACCAGGCGGCTGGAGCTGTCGGTAAACACCGCCAACGGCCTGGCCAGGCTGGACAGCTCGGGCCTGATCCCATCGTCGCTGCTGCCGAGCTATGTGGATGATGTGCTGGAGTTCGCCAACCTGGCGGGATTCCCGGCCACGGGCGAAACCGGCAAAATCTACGTCGCGCTGGACAGCAACAAGACCTACCGCTGGAGCGGATCAGTGTACGTCGAGATCAGCGCCAGCCCTGGTAGCACGGATGCGGTGAGCGAGGGTTCGGTCAACCTGTATTTCACGCAGGCACGGGCGCGGCAGTCGATCAGCGTGAGTGGTTCGCTGTCGTATAACGCCAATACGGGTGTGATTTCGTACACGGAGCCTCCTGCTGGCCCTGATGGCACGGTGACCAGCGTTGCACTGAATCTGCCTAGCAGTGTGTTTTCAGTTTCCGGCAGCCCGGTGACGAGCTCTGGCACGCTGACCGGTGCATTCCAGACGCAGGCGGCCGGTTTGGTGTTTGCTGGCCCGGTCAGTGGCGCTGCGGTAGCACCGACGTTCCGAGCGTTGACGGCTGGTGATGTAAGCCTCGGCACCAGTAGCACGCCGCAGTTTGCAGGGTTGGGCCTGGGTACGGCTGCCGTGACGGGATGGGAGCTGACGGTAGCCGGTGCGACCTGCCAGGTGCGGAATACGGTGACGGCGGTGAGCAATGTTTACACGTTGGATGTGCAGGCTGCTAATGAGTTTGTCACTGCTGCAGCGATTGCAGCGGCAACTACGATTAACCTGTCGAATCTTAATACGATTCCGAGCGGGTATTTGTGGCGGGGCGTGCTGAGTTTTCAGTACACATCAGGTACGATTTCATGGTTTACGGGAAACAGTGGTTACACGGTGAAGTGGGATGGTGGAACGGCAATGACACCTACCGCAAATGATATTGAGAAGGTTGTTATTGAAGTTGTTGGTGGTGGCACGACTATTGAGGTTGCGCCGCTTAAGGGGAGGGCGTGATCATGCTTGGACGTAGTGCATTACTGGCAGCAACGAATAGTGGCAGCAGTGGGCCGCCTGGGTTTGGGGCCAAGTATGCAGATCCTTCGACGTTGCCCGGTGGTAACTGCAATAGCATTGCCTTTAGCCCCGCTGGTAATGCTATTGCAGTGGCTCACTCCAACTCCCCATTTATCACCGCCTATCCGTGGTCTGCTGCAGGCTTTGGGGCTAAATACACCGACCCTGGAACGCTGCCTACCATCGCAGGGCGTGGCGTTGCCTTTAGCCCAGCAGGCAATGTAATTGCGATGGCACATTTTGGCAGCCCTTTTATCAATGTGTACCCGTGGTCTACTGCAGGTTTTGGCACTAAATACACCAACCCCGCAACATTGCCTGCTGGCATTGGCCTAGCGGTTGCCTTTAGCCCTGCCGGTGATGCCTTGGCCGTTGCGCATGGCACCAGCCCTTTCGTCACTGTATATCCGTGGTCTACTGCAGGTTTTGGGGCTAAATACACCAACCCTGGAACGCTGCCTACCGGGCAATGCGAAAGGGTTGCCTTTAGCCCTGCCGGTGATGCCTTGGCCGTTGCGCATGGCACCAGCCCTTTCGTCACTGTATATCCGTGGTCTACTGCAGGTTTTGGCACTAAATACACCAACCCCGCAACATTGCCTGCTGGCATTGGCTATGCTATTGCCTTTGCCCCGGCTGGCGACGCCTTGGCCGTTGCGCATGGCACCAGCCCTTTCATCTCCGTCTATCCGTGGTCTGCCGGAGGCTTTGGGCTTAAATACGCTGATCCTGCAACACTGCCTGCCCCGTTAGCCAGTGGTGTTGCCTTTAGCCCTGCCGGTAATGCCTTGGCCGTTGCGCATGGTAACAGCCCTTTCGTCACTGTATATCCGTGGTCTACTGCAGGTTTTGGCACTAAATACACCAACCCCGCAACATTGCCTGCTGGCATTGGGCAAAGCGTTGCATTCTCTCCGGCCGGTGATGCTATTGCAGTGGGTCACGTCTCCACCCCTTTGATCTCCGTTTACCCTTGGAACTCCTAATGAACAAACTCTCCATCCTCACCCCCGCCCTTGAAGGCCGCGATCAAGAACTGCTCACCTATCAAATCAACATCGACAACTACCGCTTGGCCATCGCCAAAATCAATGCCGATCACGCCGATAACCACGATCTTCTCGCCTTCCGTGATGATCTACAGGCTCGCCTTGACGAAGAACTTCGCCAGCAGCTTCGCGCTCGCATCATCCGCGACGTGATCGCGGAGCAAGTTGCCCAACTCACCCCCGAGGCCGAATGAACCTAATCGACACCATCACCCTCGAATACCCTCGTAGCCTCTGGCAACTGCGTCAGGAGCACCCCAACGTCTCCTTCCCCCCCGACCCCACCGACGAGGACCTAGCGCCCTTCAACCACGCCAACGTCCACCCCACACCCCAACCCACCTACGCCGCCCGCACCGAGCGCATTGAGGACGCCACCCGCGAGCCTGATGCTGATGGCATCTACCGCCAGCGGTGGACCATCCGCCCCGCCACTACCGAAGAGATTACCGCATACGACATCGCCCACACCCCCGAGCCTCAGTGGATGAGTTTCGGCATTGAACTGGCAGCTAACCCTGCCATCTCCGAGCTGTACGACAGCATCCCCACCGCACTGGCCAATGGCCTGAGCATCGGCCTGTCTGAAGCCAGCAAGGGTGACACCAGGCTGTTCATTGGCTTGTGGCAGCGTGTGCTGGCTACTGGCGGTGTCTCTGCTGAGTTGTTGGGAGAGATCGGGGCGCTGGCCTATCAGTTCAACCTGCCTGCTGGCTTCGTCGCTCAGATGATGCCGCAGCCTGAGGAATGACCAACCCAGCACCCAGTCTCCGGGAACAGATCCTCACCAGGATCGCCACCGTCACACTGCTTGGCACCGTGCAGGTGGGCAGCAGGATCTACCGCAGCAGAACACAGGCCTACAGCCGCTCAGAATCGCCAGCGATCACCGTCAGCCCTGGCGATGACAACCCCATCAACGCACCACGCACCATCGGCGCCAGCCTTGGGCGTCTCGATCAGGTGCTGCCGGTGCTGATCGAAATCTACGTTCGCGGTGATGTGCCCGATCAGCTGGCCGATCCGATCGGCGTTGACCTGCACGCTCGGATGATGGCCGATCGCACCCTCGGCGGCCTGGCGCATGACGTGCAGCCTGATGGCTGGGCGCCGCAGTACGAACCAGCTGATGCCACAGCTGGATGGATCGGCCATCGTTTCCTGATCCGTTACCGCACCCGTGACGATGCCATCAACGCGGCTCCATAGCCTGATGGTGCGGAAGCTCACCCCATCTCATGGCGGCAGATTCATTCTTTGAGCATCACGGCCAGTCCGGTGAGTACGTGATGCTGCCCAGCGGTCAGATGGTGCCCGCTGCTGAGGTCGTCGCGCCTGTTGAACCTGCTGAGCCCGCCAAGCCCGCCCAACCCAGCAAGGCCAAGGACTGATGACTGCTCTCCTGATCCGCAACAGCTTCCTGCTGGCCAAGACGGAAACCGCTTACGGCACCCTGGCCAGCGCGATCGGCGCCACCGATGCAGTGAAGATCATCTCGATGGAGGTCAATCCCATCACCGGTGATCGCGTTGAACGCAACCTGATCAAGGGTTTCCTCGGCGCCGACCGTCAACCACTCACCAATGAGCACGTCGCCGTCACGGTGACATTCGAGTGGGGCGGCTCCGGCGTCGCTGCCACCGCACCCCGGTTCTCGCCGCTGCTGCTGGCGGCCGGCATGAATCTGGCCGCATCGGCGGAGATCACCGGCACGGCCACTGCAGGTGCTGCTAACACCATCACCCTGGCGGACCTAGGCGGCAGCAACCCCGCCAGCGATGCCTACGTTGGTTTCCCGATTGAGATCACCAGTGGCGCCAACTCCGGTAACAAGGGCGTGATCGTGGCACACAACGGCACCACCCGAGAGGTGACGGTGGTGGCGTCCACGGCATCGTTCACCGGCGGCGCAGTGAACTACAAGATCCCCGCGCTGTCGCTGTACCAGCCAATCAGCACCTTTGGCAATGGCTCCAGCTGCACGCTGGTGGCGGTAAAGGATCAGAACGTGCACCGCATTGAAGGCTTCCGCGGCTCCCCAGCGCTCAATTCACCGCTGAACAGCTACGGCACGTTCACGATCACCGGCATCGGCAGGTACGTCACCCCGACCGCCAAGAGCGCCGAGGCCTTTACCTACGGCAACCAGGCCGAGCCGGTGCCCGTCACCCCGCGGCACACCAAAGCGCTGCGGTTCCAGGGTTATGGCCCCTGCTCGGAGGGCTTCACCTTCGACTGGGGCCTCACTACCTCGTTCCGTTCGCTGATCAACTGCGAACCGCACGCCAGGATCACCGATCGCCCGAACCCCAACGGCACACTGACGATTGAAAACCCAGCTGTTGCGACGAAGGACTACTTCACCGCTGCAGCGGACAACAGCGGCGCCAGCGATGGTCCATTTGTTGTGCAGCAGGGCACGGTTGCAACGCAGAGCTCGATCTTCTTTGCGCCGAAGTGCGCCATCAGCGGTGACCTGAGCTTCAGCGACTCTGACGGCATCGACATGCTGCAGATTCCGTTCACGGCGCTGCCCAAGACCCAGAACGATGAAACCCGCCTGATCTTCTTCTGATGTTCATCCTCGATCAGTCTGATTCCTACACCTGGCCGGTCAGTATTGAGTTGCCGGTCAATGGTGCCAAAAAGCAATTCAGCTTTGATGCTGAATTCAGGCGTCTGCCTGAGCAGGAAGTCACCGAGCTTCGGCAGCGGTACTTCAAGCTGGTCACTGATCTGCGCCGGCAGCTGCAGACCCTGGAGGGTTACGCCAGCGAGGAAGACTTCACCGAAGCAGGCACCGCTGCAGATCAAGGCTACGAGGATCTGTGCGATGAACTGCTGTGCGGTTGGTCGAAGGTGTCAGATTCAGCTGGTGAGGTGGTGGAGTTCAGCGAGGCGAGCAAGCGGCAGATGTACCGCGTGCAGGGCGCCTGCGTTGCGATTGTGAAGGCATGGTTCGACAGCCTGGGGCAGCCGAGTGAGAAGTCTGCAGCGAAGGCTGGAGGATTCCGCCGGGGAAACTGATCGACGCGGCGCTGTTCATGGCTGCCGCGGCAAAGGGCCGGCCGGATGATGGCAAGGATGCCGCTGATGCTGCGGCCATGTTTGGCCTGCCGATGCCGGATGCTGATTTGCAGCCCGAGGTATTTGGCATCCTGCCGGAGAATGTTGAAGCGTTGTCGTGGTTCATGAAGATGCAGACGCAGTGGCGCATCGGCATGAATGGCCCGATTGGCTTGGATTATGGCGTGTTCATGTTGTGGGCACGCGAGGAGGGCGTGAAGCGTGCAGATCGCGTGTGGTTGCTGGATGATCTGCGGTTGATGGAGGGTGAGTTCCTGTCGGCAATGAGAGGGTAGGTAGCCTGATGATGATGCCAGCGAGCACGGCGTAATGGCTCAGATGGGTCTGGATACTGCGATCCGCCTGAGCGCCGAGGTGAAGGGCGGCGGGAACATTGATCGGGTGAAGAAGTCGCTGCAGGATCTGGCCAAGAGCGGTCAGACCACGGCGCGAGAGATGGGTGCGTTGCGATCGGCCACGTTTCAGATGGCGCGCGCCAACGACAACACCATCGCCGGGATCCGCAACAGCATCAGTGCATTTCGTGGATTGCAAGAACAGGCCGCGATCGGCAGTCGCCAATTTCAGCGGTACGGGGCAGAGATCCAAAAGCTGGAGGGGAAACTGCGGGGGCTGGATGGCGCTGCGCAGAGCGCCGGTGATTCGATGGGCCGCAAGCTGGCAGCGGGCCTGGCCAGCAGCCTGGCCACAATCGGCGCCGGCAGGGCCATCAGCGGATCGCTCGGTGCAGTGGTTGCCAGCGAGGAATCAGAGCGGCGGCTGAGGTCGCTGTCGCAGGGCCTCGACGATTACAGCCGGGTGCAGGCCGCCGCCACTGCGGCTGCGCAGAAGTTCGGCATTGCACAGACGCAGGCCAATCAAGAGTTCGCGCAGATCTACGCCAGGCTGCGGCCAGTTGGGCTGACGCTGGAGGAGGTTAGTACCGTCTACAACGGATTCAACACCGCGGCAAAGCTCAGTGGCACCACATCAGCCGAGGCCAGCGCCGCGTTCCTGCAGCTGAGCCAGGCTTTGGGCACCGGCGTCCTGCGCGGCGAAGAACTGAACAGCGTGTTTGAGCAAACCCCTGCCGTGGTGCAAGGTATCGCTCAAGTGATGGGCGTGCCGATCGGTCAGATTCGCGAGCTGGCGAAGGAAGGCAAGATCACCGGTGACATCGTGCTCACAGCTCTGGGGCGAATCGAGCGCGACGGTGCCCCGAAACTGGCCGAGGCGATGAAGGGCCCGGCGCAGCAGTTCCGCAATCTGCAAATTGCGGGGCAGGAGCTACAGATTCAGTTCGGGCAATCGCTGCTGCCTACCACCATCGCGCTCACCAAGGCGGCGACCGGAATACTAGAGCAGACCAGCAAACTGCCAGAGCCGGTCAAACAAGTTGGAGCCGCTGCGGCCGTCGCCGGTGTTGCTGTTCTCGGCCTGACCACGGCGATGAGCGCCATCGGGGGAATCAGCGCTGCAACGAAGGCCATGCAGGCCTATGCCGCGTCAACAGGCGTCGCCACTAAGGCGCAGGCGGGCCTCAACCTTGCGGTGCTTGCCAACCCATGGGTGCTGGCGACAGCCGGGATCATCGCGGCCACGGTGGCGGCATACAAGTTTATTGAGCCGTTCAGGGTGTTTGTTGATACCTACCCGGAACGGTTCAAACTGTTCTGGGGATCAATCGCGGCCGATGCGCAGGCGTCGTTCAAGAGAATTGCAGACGCCTTCAGCGCTGTTGGGCAGTTCTTGACAGACAGCATCAAGGGAATCGCCAGCAGGTTTGCGGCCGGCTTTGGCTGGATCCGTGAACGTGCTACCGAATCATTGCGTGCTATCGGCGTTGACGGTCAGTGGCTGGCGGGCGCCATGCAAAGCGTTTCCACCACGATCGGCAACGTGTTCTCTGCGGCGTTTGATTTCGTGCAGTCGAGATGGCAGCAGACCATCTCCAACATGATCAACTACTCCAACCCGTTCACGGCGATGCTCACCACGATGGGGATTAACGTGGGCGATGCTGCTACCCGGGCGATGCAGACCGGTCAGCAGCGGCTGCAGGCGGCAGGCGTGCCGAACACCTACACCGTGGGCGGGATCACCTACAACACGGCGACAGGCCGGCCTGTGGCGGGTGCTGCGCCATTCGCACTACAGGCTCCCCGCACCCTCCCCGGTGCTCCCTCGGCGCCTGTGCTGCCTGGTGGTGGGACGACTGGCGGCAGTAGCGCTAAGGCGGGATCGGCTCCATCATTTCAGCCATCAAGCCGTGCCAGAGCGTTGATCGCTGCAGCGCAAAAGCTGGGCGTAAGCCCCCTGGATCTGGCGACGATCATCAGCTTTGAGACGGGCGGCACCTTCAGTCCCTCAATCCGCGGCGGCGCCGGTGGCAATTATCAAGGGCTCATTCAGTTTGGCGCACCCGAGCGCCGGCAGTACGGGGTGACGCCTGGTCAATCGTTTGAAGAGCAGGTCATGGGGCCTGTTGTCCGGTACTTCCAGGATCGGTTCCAAGGTGCTGGCATGAGCACCCAGGGCGCCAGCCTGCTGGATCTCTACACCACGGTGCTGGCCGGCAACCCTCGCGCCAACCGCAATGCCCGCGACTCCTTCGGCACCAGTCCAATCAGCGGCGTGCAGCGAATGGGTCCACACCGTCAGAAGGCTTTGGCCACTTTCTTCGGTGGATCAACGACCAACGTCGGATTCGGTGCTGTTGAGCAGGCAGAGGCAATGATTGCGGGGTACGACGAACAACAACAAGCCGCCGAGAAACTTAAGCAGGAGCAGGATCAGCTTACTGAAAAAATCCAAGAGTCAATCAAGGTGCGCACTGATTCGGTTGTTCAGTTGAACAAGGAAACTGAACTGCTCAAGGCAGTCTCTGATGAAGAACGCATCCAGATCGAAAATGCCTATGAAGCCA